ACCTGAGTAGATTGTCCAAAGGTTATGGACATATCCTGCACTGCCCGGCTCATTTCTCCATAATGCTCAATGGCTACACCGGGTAATTGGGTGGCAACTTTGGCCATAGCGTCTTCAAAGTCGGCGAATACTTTCACCGCTCCAATAATAGCTCCGCTCATGGCCGCAAAAGCCCACTTTGATTTATCTGCCATCGACTGTAAACCGGCTACTGCTTTTTGAGAAGTTGTTTGAACCGTCTGCAGGTGCTGATTAAATTTTTGCAGTACCGGGGAGGCATTATCTACCGCCCCGATAATTACTTCAAACTTCTCAGCCATTCATTTATCTCCTCATTCTTGCCTTCGCTCGTTCTCGTTCCATTTCTTCATGTTGCTCTTTATAAAATGCGATCCAGTCGTGCATTTCACTTTCGGTGAGTTCTTCAATAAACTCATACACAAAGCGACCCTTTTTATCAGCGAGAACCATTAGCAACTTATAAAAAGGATCGTTTAATCGTTTTTTGCTTCTTCGATCTGCTGTTCCTCAGTTTTAGATGGGTCAATGGCACTTACAATCCTGGTTAAAATTTCATCATCAATTTTGTTAATTAACAGGTCTTTATGTTCTGGAGTGTTGGAAAAGATTTTCTTTCCGTCTTTATCTTCCAACTTTTCAATTATCAAAGAAGCTTTATATTTCGCATTATCCATTTGAACCGCATCTCTCGCCCATTTAAAACCAGCCGCATTCATAATTCGTTGCCGTTCTCCAGCGGTCATCGGATACCAGTAAACGGTTTCCTCCAACTCTGGAATATAGAGAGATTTCCGTTCTCTTTTTTTCGATCGTTCTTCCAACTTATCTAATAAGCTCATACAACTCCTCCTTTTACGACTCATCAAACTCCTCAATTAACCAATGGCTTTCAAAGTTAATGGTTTCTTTTAAAACATCAGCTACCGAAGCACCGCTTGAGAGCCCAGGAATAACACAAAAACCCTGATAACCTTTAGTGGCTTCGGTATAGAGTTTTACCAAAAACACTTTGCCTAATTTGGCAATATCAAACCAATAGTCATCAATGGCAAATTTCTCAAAACTTCCCGACCAGCTTTTTTGGGTAACGGTTTTCTTTTTCCATTCGTCACCAAAAGCCGAAACATCCACCACGTCAGCCGCTATGTCTAAAGTCCAGTTATAGGCTTCACCAATTTCAACTAAAGCTGAAAAATACTTTCCCGATACGGTTAGGGTGAGTCCGGTTTCATTGAGCTTAACCCGTCCGGTCAGCCAATCAATGCCACGGTCTTTCCAACTTTCGTCTAAAGTTGGAGTATCTAAGCCAGCGTCCAAGGTAATTCCTTCGTTTGGATCCCATAACCTTTTCCCAGTATTGTTAATCTGGTAAATTTTGGCATCGCCATTGGAACCTTCCGTGGTAGCTTCTGTAGTAAAAGCGGTCGAGAAAGCAACGCTGTTATCTATTCCGTAAACTTTCGCTGAATATCCTTTTAATACCATCTATCTCACCGCCTTTAGGTATAGCTCAGTTCACCGTTGCCGGTAAAGTTGAAGGTGACTTCCAAAACGCCATTCACAACTGCCGATCGAGAGATGCTCTCAACCACTCCAGCACCGGCCCATTTATGGGTTGAGTCGACATAAAACTCCATATCAACGTCAGCACCGATAGTTAAAGCACTTTGCCCGCCATCAGCAGGGTCAAGCCGACCAGAACAACTTCCCGACCAATCTTTTTGGGTTGCGGTCTTTTTCTTCCACTCATCGCCAAACGCTGAGGTGTCAACGATGTCGGCACTGACATCTAAGCTCCATTCGCCCATTTCACCAATAGTAGTTCCGCTTTCTTTTATATTTCCAGCATAGCCTTTTAATACAGCCATTTTTATTGCCTCCTATTTATAAAATCGAATAACAAACGACACAACCGATCCAAAACGCTCTAAATCATCCTCATCGCCGTTCAGGCGTTCAATGGTCAAATCCAATATCTTGGCATAATAATTCACTGCTTTATCTCCTGTCCCTTCGGTAACGGTTAACTCGCTTTTGAGTGCTGCGGCTACGTCTTTGGGAAGGTCTAATGCGGAGTATTCGTTAGAAATTGGGTAAACATAAACCCATATCTGATATTCATGCTTACGGGTAGCGTCAGAAAAAGAAATCACTGCTTCGCTGTTTATAGTGCTTCGTACCACGGCAAAGGGTCGGGTTAAAGCTGAAAGGTCTAAATTTGGGTTATAAAGATAAGCACTATCGGCTAAAGCGGTAACCGTTTCAACCTGATCGGCTATTTTCTTTAAAAGCGAGGATACCTTCATAATTTCTTTAGCTCCTTGATGGCTTCTTTGATGTCACGCTGATATTTGTCTCTTTGTTCAAAGAGAGAATTGGTTAAATAGCCAACAGTTTGGGGGTTTTTCTTATTGATGTAATTGCGGATTTTGGCATAGGGGACGTTGGGATGGTATGATCCAACCCCCCACACCATAGGGAGTTTTTGCTCGGTAGCTAAAGAACCTCTTAATGCTCCGGTTAATACTGGAGCTCTTTTTTTGGCATTCTCTCGGATTTCTTCAGCGTTTTTTTTGGTGACGAAATCAACGGTTTGAACCACCATTCCAGCCCTTTTCCCGAAAGAGTCAATAACCTTGTCAATTCCTTCTAACCTCAAAGCTACATTAAGCACGCTTTCCACATCCAACTGCTAAGTAGGCTTCAATCTGATCAGGCCTAACAAACTTCACTTCATAGTCTTTGCCGGAATGGGTGATAATATCTCCAACCTTTACTTGATTGGTAATTAAGGTTCTAACTATCAGATCACCCCGTTTTAAGATTCCAGCCTCAACTGCAACTCGTTCGTCTCCGGTAATTTCCTGAACATCAGCGGCAATGCTTTTAGAGCTTTCGGTAACGCCGTCTCCGCCGCATTCTTCGCATTCGGGATCGGCTATACCATATTCATCTATGCATTCGCACGCTGTAAGGGTTTTCCAGCTTACCGAATTGAGAGCAGTGAATATCTCGCCAGCAGTGGTTTTAAAAGCAGTCTTTTCAGCTTCAGTAATTAGTGTCATCTTCGGTATCCTCATCGGAATAGTCAGTTGTGTCTAAACCGGATAAACGATCTAAGTCTTGGCCCCACAATTCATCTTGAGATGAGGGAGCACTGGAGGCTTTTTCTTCGTATTTTTCAGCCAGCTTCATATAGTTATCAATAATTTTTGATTTGTCGATCTTAACTTCGCCGCTCCAGAAAACAAACGCTCCCGATAAGGCTTGAGAACATAAACCCCGAATTACTTCAGAGGCCGCCTGATAAACGCTGTCGTTATTTTCCGAAAGTATTGCGGTTAATTCGTCGTCGGTATAGCCGCTGCTACTTGGTATTAACTTTTTTAGTCTTTCGAGGTTGGTCATCTTTTCCCTCTTTTTTCAATTCTTTGAGGATTTCTTCTAACAAATGGAAGATATTTAAAAGTAGAATTTCAGTAGTGGTTCCTGCGTGAATATCAAGAATTTTAGCCATCAATAAAAAAGGGAGGCCTTATTAGGACCTCCCTGTCTCCTTTTACGGTGTTATTAATGCCAGTATTTCATCATTTATTTCTGCGGCCGCTTCGATTGCTTTGCCTATTTTTAAATTGGTTGCATCCAATGCTCCAACTTTCAAAGTAACCGTTCTTGCGCTTTCAACATCGCCTACCAATATTCTGGTTATGGTGTTGTATTTATTTGCCAGTGTCACCGCCGAGGCTCCGGTCAATGCGGTTGCTTTTTCGGTTAAAGCCGCATGGTCTTCGTCGGTTCCAATCACCGAAAAATACTTGGTGGTAGAGTCATCAGCTACAATAGTTGGTTTTTGGTTAAAGGCTCGAATTTCATCTTCCACTTCTAAAATGCCAGCGGTTAAGTTTCCGGTAGTTATTGTGGTAATGGTTTGGTCTGTAGAACCCACACGGATAGTAACGGTTCCGGCCGCTTCTTCGGCCAATTCAACCCCGAGAATCAACCCCCAGTCAACTTTGGTGGTTGCAACTGGAGTATCGCCGGTTAAAGTCACGGTTTCAGTGACAACTGTTCCATCGCCGCCATTGGTGGTTCCGTAAATGGTTACTTGCTGGGTGGTGTCAGCGGCCTCAGAAGATACCAGCTCAACAGCGTCATTTGCCGGTTGGTTGGCAAAGTTTCCTCCGGTTCCTGAACCCATAGTATCGCCGGAAAGGTCAGAAGTAACCAGCGAAATAACCCTTCCATCAGCCGCCGTTTTTATTAAATTGCCGGCTTCAATTTCTTGGTCGGCTACAACGGTCGCCAATCCAATACCCACATAAATATCATCATCTTCATCTACTGCGCCGCTGATATTCACACCAAGAGCAACGGCTGAATTTTCATCAGCTTTATATATCGCCTCGGTAACGGTGTTGAAATAAACAACTCGGTTGGCTTCTACTGCTTCTCCAGCGGTAAAGCTTGAATAGCCAAATAACGATATGGCATTGAGTTCAGTAGCGGTAGCGGTTAATTCAACCCCATCAATAATGAGGGTTCCGTTTTCA